ATTTTGTATACTGTCTTTGTAACTCTTAGACACTCTCACTGTTTGATTTCTCATTGACTCTTGTGATGTAAATTGCAACTCATATATTTGTCCACCTGAAGTTGTTGACATTCTAGTTCCAATTTTATTAATAAAAAATGGATTAGTAGTAAAATCTAGTATGTCACTTTTTTCTGTTAGTCCAGGAGTTCTAAATTTAAGTCTAAGAAGTTCTTGACCAACTATTTTAAAGTTTGATAGAATGTTCTCGGTATCACCGATAACCAGACTTCCTGTGATAGTATTTTTGAATATATCTTCAAAGATATCTATAGATACTGTTATGTCGAGAATATCAAGTTTAAGACCACCAGAAGTTAATATCTCCAGTGTATCAAAATTGACTTCACCTGCATACTGTATTTTTTCAGACATAATTAGAAATTAGTTTCTTTTATTAATCTTTTGAATTCACTTTCTACTTGAGAAACATAAGATGGGTCTAGTAATCGGATCTTTCTCTTTTCATCTTGTTGTTCCACCTCATACTCATAATTTGTAATAGGAGTTGCTAAAGGAAAGTCTGTATTTGTTTTACCGACACTAATTTTTTTAGTTGTGTCACCTGACTGTTGAGATATTTCATAATGATGAATGCCACTTATATTGTCATATTTGTCATTTATATATGCTCCAAATTGTGCCTCTGACATTGGCCATTGGTGATACACATCAACAATATCATTTGTCATTAATACAACCCAGTGTAATTCTGCGTCACCATATAATTTGTGAGCAACAGACTCTGGTGTCTCACCATTCTTGACATCATATGTATCGTAGAATAATGTGTTTGCTTTTATTTTAGTTCTGATGGCAACTCTTCTTAAAAGATTTGTCATACTTTTAAAATTATTGTCACCTAAAACATCATATGGAATTACTGGAAAATTATCATCAAAATACATTTTAATGTCCCTCTTCTATTCTTTCTCTTGACATTACTTCCATTTCTCTAAAGTTTAAAGTCATAGTAGTTTCTGTTGGTGGAGCACCATCACCAGGAATACCCTCATGAGTACTGTATCTTTCTCCGCCATAGTTGACTGTCATGTTTTCTAAAAAACAAGTTGAGATTTTATGTATAAAATTATTGTGTTGTCCATTGTACATATATTCTATATCAAATGTATTCGGTATGGTCAGTTGTCTACCCATTGTACTGTCACCTATAAATTCTGGTAACATGTTATACTTAAATGCAGTTACAATTTTTCTAATTTCTTCTGCTTCTCTTTGACTTTTTGGAATCATTTTAAACGCATATTGAAATTGTCTTTTAGTTACACCTTTAAATGCAAGTTCCATACGATTAGCAAATATACGACCTTCTCTCATTGCTTCAACCTCTGCTAAACCTCCAAGTCCAGGAAGTTTACCTGCTGCACCGAGTAATCCTTTTAATACTAATTGTTCAACACCCTCTAGTCCTGATACAAATGACTCTGCTGCCTCACCAAATCTATTTTCTTTAATTCCATCTAAAACATCAAAGGCAGTTTCAGTAAAAGTTCCTATATCTTGGTCAGTATATTGAGCACCATATGTTGTTGCCACATTAGTTGGCATATACAAAGCAATAGCAGTTTTTAATCTTCTTGTTGGTCGTCTTACAAGACTAGCAGTTTTGTAAGATTTAGTTTCTTTAAAATTGTTTTTATTTACATATTCTATACCTGCTTGAGAATTACTTATTGCTGGACCACGCAAATATTCATACCTTGCTCTTTCTGCTGCTGATAATGCTCCTCTAACATAAGATTTTTCTTCAAGCATACTATACTCTTGTTCAGTATTTTTTATTTCTTTATCTTGTCGTTGTTCTATAAAAGATTTCTTTGCTTTATCTTCTCTATCTTCTGGTACACTCATACTCAACTTAGCACTTTCTTGTTCATTAATATAAAACATAATGTAATGACCATGGTTGCCTAATTCGACACCACTCTCAACATCTAGTGGGAATTGATAGTTACCTGTAGAATATTGTCCACCCTCTGCTCTAGCACTATCACTAGAGTTTTTTAACATGTCAGGGATACTTCTAATTGCTGAACCAGCACTGTTAGCAAGTTTTCTGAATGTTTTATTTGTTACCGATGATATTACGGATTTGCCTATGTCAACTGCCATATAAATAACCTTGTATACATTTACAAGTATTTATAATACATTATGACATATAAAGGCAAATATAAACCAAGAAACTTGAACAAATATCAAGGTGATGCTACCAATGTTGTGTATCGAAGTTCATGGGAATTAAAGTTTATGAAGTATTGTGATAACAATCCTTCTATATTAGAGTGGGGATCTGAAGAGTTCTTTATTCCATATCTCTCTCCTATAGATAATAGAGTTCATCGTTACTTTCCTGACTTCTCCGTCAAAGTTAAAGATAAAAATGGTAAAAAGGTAAAATATATCATTGAAGTCAAACCAAAACATCAGTGTTCCCCACCAAAACCTCAAAAGAGAAAAACAAAACAATGGATGCGAGCAGTAGAAACATATAGTATCAATCGTGCTAAATGGAAATATGCCACTGAGTTTTGTAAAGATAGAGGCATCGAATTTAAGATATTAACCGAAGAACATCTGAAACCACAGTATAAATAGTGCATGGCAAATAAAAACTTTATAAAAGAAGTATACAGACAAGCAGGTGGTAAACCTCGTTCTGTTGACTGGTATCGTGATAAGATTAGAGAATTTACATTACCTTCATCAGCACAGTTAGTTCGTGAGGGCAAAAGAACTAAAAGACCAACTGTTGGAGTTCTTAACATGTTTTTCTATGACCCAAAAACAAAAGGGAAATTACCATACTATGATACATTCCCTTTAGTGTTACCAATAGAAGAATATAACAATGGATTTTTAGGATTAAACTTTCATTATCTATCGATACCATTGAGAGTAAAGTTACTAGATAGAATGATGGATTATGCTGGTGGTGATATAAATGAAAGGACTAGACTTAAAGTAGATTATTCAGGTTTAAAAAGAGTGCCTTTAATCAAACCTACACTAAAAAGATATTTAACAAATAATCTTAGGTCTGATTTTAGAAGGATACCTGCTGATGAGTTTTTAGTTGCATCATTATTACCAGTTCAACAATTTAAGAAGGCATCAGATAGAAAAGTTTATGCAGATTCTAGGAGTATGATTTAATGGCAAAAGTAGGTAGAGAATTAGAGGGAGTTGCGTTTGGTCTTATCAACGAACTACTTGGTTTGGTTCGTGATGATACTGGTGTTGCTAGACCCAATCGTTTTGAGGTAGTAGTAAATCCACCAACAAGTAGCAGTGGAACAAGAAATCCATCTTCTTATGATAATTTAAGTGCCACATTATTGGGCGACTTAGTTAAAGATGGAACACTTAGAAGTGTTGCTATTAAATGTACTTCTATAGCATTGCCAGCAAAGACATTACAAGTATCACAAGATACAAACATTTATGGACCAGTTAGAGAGGTTGTAAATGGTTTAGAGTTTGGTGACATAACAGCAAACTTTACTATGTTAAGAAGTGATATGAAAGAGAAAAAATATTTTGAAGCATGGCAGGGATTGACATTTAATCCTGCTAGTTGGAGTGTTGGTTATTATGATGACTATGTGGGTTCAGTTGACATTTATCAATTAGATGAACAAAACAGAAGGAAATATGGTATCAAACTAATCGAAGCATTTCCAAAGGTGATTGGAGAAATGGGACTTGATATGGGAACAAATAATTCTGTATCAACATTACCAATTACTTTTTCATATCGTTACTGGGAACCACTTGAAGGACAAAGTCAGATACCAAATAGAATTTTAGAAGGAGTTTTTGACTTGATTGGAAACACAGTAGAAAGAAAGTTGCTCAGCAAGATACCGAAAGTGTTGAGAAGATTGTAATTTTATAATTTTAGAGGATGTAAATTATGGCACTACCAAAGTTAGACACGCCAGTCTATAATCTTGAATTACCATCAACTGGAAAAAGTCTGAAGTATAGACCATTTCTAGTTAAGGAACAAAAGATTTTGATGATGGCAGAAGAAAGTAAAAATGAAAACGAAATATATAATGCGATGAAAAATATAATAACATCTTGCACCTTTGGTGATTTAGATGTTGAGAATGCACCAATATTTGATGTTGAATATGCGTTTATTCAAATAAGATCCAAGTCAGTTGGTGAGACTATAGATCTTAAAGTTAAATGTCCAGATGACAATGAAACATATGCAGATACTTCAATCAAACTAGATGAAGTTGAAGTACAAGTAGAAGATGCACATACTAACATTATTGAGATTAGCGACACAATTAAGATGATAATGAAGTACCCAACTATTGCGAATGCAAAAACTTTTAAGGGTTCTACTGATGATGTGTTTGATATTTTAAAAAGTTGTGTTCATGAAATTCATCATAATGAAACTGTTTATAATAGAATAGATATTACAGACAAAGATATTGAAGAATTTATTGAAGGATTTACAGTAGACCAATTTAAAAAAGTTACAGACTTTTTTGAAACTATGCCTAAACTAAGACATATGGTTGAAGTTGTAAATCCAAAGACTAAAGTTAAAGGCGAGGTTCTTATTGAA